CGAGACAGAAAGATGACTCGCTGTTGTCTAGGACCATTATATTAGGCACACAAAGGAGGCACACGAAATGGCACTTAATCTTAAAGAACTACAAGCAAAGCTGCTAGAGCAGCAGGCTAAGAAGGACCGCGGTAAGAATGGCGGTCAGGGGTTTGGCGGAGATAACGCTGTATACCCATTCTGGAACAATCCCGAAGGATCAACTGCAACGCTACGCTTTCTCCCGGATGGAGACGAAAGCAATGATTTCTTCTGGCTAGAACGACTGATCATCAAGCTACCGTTTCCTGGTGTCAAAGGTCAGCACGACAGCAAGCCAGTGGAAGTGCAAGTACCTTGCACCGATATGTGGAAAGCTGGTACATGCCCGATCACGGCAGAGATCCGTCCTTGGTGGAAAGACAAGAGTTTGGAAGACATGGCTCGCAAGTATTATCGCAAGAAGAGCTATCTGTTCCAAGGATTCGTGGTTGATAATCCTAACAAGGAAGATACCGCTCCTGAAAATCCAATACGCCGGTTCATCATCAATCCTAGCGTGTTTGATCGAATCAAGAGCATACTGATGGTCCAGGACATCGAAGATAGTCCTGTTGATTATGATCGTGGGCTTGATTTCTATCTGGTCAAGACACAGAAGGGCCAGTATGCTAACTATGACAGTAGCCAATGGATCCGTCCGGGCACGATGAGCCTCAAGCCGCGTGCTCTCAACGATACCGAGATGGAAGCGATCAATCGATTTGGTCTGTGGAATCTCGGCAGCTTCCTGCCAAAGAAGCCGGATGAGGATCATCTCAACGCCATGATAGAAATGTTCCATGCCAGCGTCAACGAAGAACTCTATGACGTTGATAGGTGGGGTCAGTTCTATCGTCCAACCGGTATGAGGATGGAGAATGCTAGCTCCGAGGAAGGCGAGACGGTCAAGACCGTGGTGCCTGCTCGAGCAGTACCGACCCAAGCATCGGCTCCTGTCAGCGCTGCAAGCATCTTGAATCGGGTTTCGGCAAAACCTGCTTTGACCGAAGATGCTGACCTTCCGTGGGATGGTGGTTCGTCGAGCAAGAGTTCTGCTGCACCAGCTGAAAAGCCAAAGGCGCAGACACCCGATGACATCATCGCTGCCATACGTCGTCGTCAGCAGCAGAAGTGATCAGTCCGATCGGGGATGTGTCCAGCGCATCCCCGATCATTTCATCTAAAATCATAGAAATGCGAATATTGATGGAAAGGTCAATGTTATGAAGCCGTTTGACATCTCAAAATTCAGAAAAGACATAGCCAAGAGCATACCTGGGTTATCTATAGGATTCAACGATCCGACTACGTGGATAAGTTCTGGTAACTACGCCCTGAACTACTGCATCTCGGGAAACTTTTATCATGGTATCCCTCTTGGAAAGGTCACCATGTTTGCAGGACAGAGCGGCTCCGGAAAGAGCTTTATTTGTTCTGGTAACCTAGTTCGAAATGCCCAAGAGAAGGGTATATTCGTGGTACTGATCGATACTGAGAACGCTCTCGATGAGAAATGGTTGCGTGCTCTAGGAGTAGATACTTCAGAAGAAAAACTGCTCAAGGTCAACATGGCCATGGTTGACGATGTAGCCAAGCTCATGAGCGATTTCGTCAAGGATTACAAGAGCCGTTACGACAACTTCGACAAGGAAGAACGTCCAAAGATACTCTTCGTTCTTGACAGCCTAGGCATGTTGCTGACGCCAACAGACGTCAATCAGTTTGAATCGGGTGATCTCAAAGGAGACATGGGGCGCAAGCCCAAAGCCCTGGCAGCCCTGGTACGAAACTGTGTCAACATGTTTGGTGAATATGACATTGGCATGGTTGTGACCAATCACAGCTATGCGAGCCAGGATATGTTTGATCCAGATGATAAGATATCTGGTGGGCAAGGTTTCATCTATGCCAGCTCGATTGTGGTCGCGATGCAGAAGCGCAAGCTCAAGGAAGACGAGGATGGCAAGAAGGTAACCGACGTTCGCGGCATCCGAGCTGCCTGCAAGATCATGAAGACCAGGTACAACAAGCCCTTTGAGAACGTCGAGATCAAGATACCTTGGGAATCAGGAATGGATCCATATAGCGGATTGATCGATCTGTTTGAAAAGAAAGGTGTTCTCGTGAAGGATTCCACCAAACTGAAATATGTTGACAAGGCCGGAAAAGAACACAAGTATTTTCGTTCTGCTATCACCGATGATCTGTTAGATCTCATCATGTCCGAGTGGGACGAAACCCGCGTATCTGATGCATCTATTGATGTCGGCGATGATTCGGAATAACAGGAGGCACTGATGGAAATTTCTGAAGCATGTATCATTGAGATCTGGAATCTTTTCTGCGATTATGTTCCGCCGGCTAAGCGTAACGATCTAGCCGTCAGGTTCTTGAAAATCTTCCTCGACGAAGACATAGACATTGATGACCTGGAGGAAATCCAGGGAGAAGATGAAAATCTTGATTTTGCTCTAGATCATCTGGACGAAGACGACGACGAAGAAGAAGATACAGAGTACGAAGAATGATATAGGGGGTGATACCCCTATATCATTCTAGATGATTCACTTTAGGACAATGGCTCAATGTGGTATAATCGTGTAGTAGAAGATCTAGGAGAGGTCGCGGATGCGGTTGCGTATTACGACAACGAGCTCAAAGACGCGATCAAAGAGACAAAACTAGTCGGAAATCTAGAAAAGAACGCACAAGAGCTATCTGGGATGACATCGTATCGTTTTGGCCAGTTACAGGAAATAGAAGCGATATTGAAGTATCTTGAAATAAAATATGATAAGATACGCAGCGATCACTACAGGAAATATCTTGAACACTACAATCGAGCACTGACCGACCGTAGCATAGAAAAATATGTCGACGGCGAGGACGATGTCGTGGACATGTGCGTTCTCATAAACGAAGTCAGCTTGATAAGGAATCGGTATCTCGCTCTGATGAAAGGGTTTGATATCAAGAACTGGCAGATATCAAACATCGTAAAATTGCGGGTAGTTGGTATGGAAGACGCCAACTTAGGAACGAAAGGCGGTTAAGATGCCACAACCTTTAAGAGATGATCTCATGGTGCAGGAGCAGATATCCGGCACATGGGCACACATGGTTGCGGTCATCATGCTCAATCAGACCGGCCGCAAGCCGGTAAAAACCGTACTGCCAGAGTTCTTGCACAGATGGCCGGATGCTAGATCTCTGTTGGCAGCAGATCCAGACGATATCAAAGAGGTCATACGTTCCCTAGGAATGTACAACAGGCGCACATCTACGTTGGTGAAGATGAGCGAAGACTGGTTATCCTGGGACGGTAAAGATGCTAAGAAACTGCACGGCATAGGAAAGTATGGGAGCGATAGCTATGAAATCTTCTTCAACGGTAGGAGAGACATAGAACCGACGGACAAAGAGCTGAGGAGATATCTTGGTCTACCTCAGCTCTGATATCGCATATACCGGTTGACTGATCTAGATTTCAGCGTAATATAGCTCTTGCAACATCATCAAGGAGCTTAAAAATGCACACCTATGTTCGAGTCAAATCAGGTCGAACTCGCCAAGGACTCGACGTGAGTGGTCGAGTCTTTGAACTTCTAGGACAGCCTAAGAAAGATCGCGAAGGTATCCACATCACCGTTGACGGGTCCGTGTATCGGGACATGCGCCAAGGGAAATCCAAGATCTTCATCAATCATATCTCTGATTATGAACCCAGCGAACCCGTGGATTTCACGGTTGATGTCCAGCAGGTGCAGATCGCAGAAAAGACCGATGACGAGATCCGCATCGAGATCGAAGAGACGTTTGAGATCTTAAGAGACATGACCACTGCTATCGCTGGCGGTGTCGTGAAAGGTCTGGTGGTTTCTGGTCCTGCTGGTATCGGTAAGAGCCATACCGTTGAAACCACCTTGCAAGAAGAGCTCGATGTCATGGCGAAGATGCGAGGTATCAAGAGCATGTATGAATGCATACATGGTGCGATGAGCGCATCGGTGCTATACGAAAAACTCTGGCAATATCGAGAAAATTGCCAGGTGCTGGTGTTCGACGACTGCGACGGCGTCCTTTATGACGAAGATGCGCTCAACATACTTAAAGCTGCGCTAGATAGCAAGCCTGTCCGAAAGATACACTGGAATACCAACAGCACGATATTGGATAGGAAGGACATTCCTAATAGCTTCGAATATCGGGGTAGCATCGTGTTCATCACCAACGTGGATTTCACGCAGGTCCGTAGCCCTCGCATCTCAAACCATCTCGAAGCGATCGTCAGCCGATGCCATTATATGAGCCTTGGAATCAATACCATACGCGAAAAGATGATACATATCCAGAACATCGTCGCCAAGAGCGACATGCTGCGTTCTCACGGGTTTGGGCCAGAAGAGACCAAGGAAGTGATGGATTACGTCATCGGTAACGCAGACAAGCTACGCGAAGTTTCGTTGCGTAGCTGCATCAAAGTCGCTGATCTACGCAAAGCGATGCCAGACCGTTGGCAGAGATTCGCAGACAAGAACGTCCTCAAATCTGCTTAGCATGTGATTAGACCTGTTCCTCGTAGGCGCTATATAATAGTAGCCTACGAGGAACAACATGAAAACAGCAGAGATAGTAGTAGTTGACGAATGCGTGGTCAAGATAGAAGGTCTTGATCTTGTTACCCGGCGTGCTTGCGTCAATGCAGTGAAATACTTCCTGCCGCATGCCAGGTACAGTCCTGCATACAAGCTAGGCAGGTGGGATG